CCCTCAATCGGGTGATCCCGCTCACCATTTGCCAATGCAGTCAGATTTGAGCGGAGCATTAACCGCGTGGTAATACCCGAGAGTCTCTCAATCATATCAACCAGATTGGGATTCATTTCAGGGGCACCGCCGGTGATGTCAATAATCTCAAAAGGGAACCTCTGAGCTAAGGCCACAACCTGATCCACGGTCCCAGCGCTCATTACTTCTTCACTATGAGGACCTGCCTCGAGATGACAGTGACGACACGTCTGGTTGCAAAGTAACCCCACATTTATCTGGAGTGTGGTGGTTTCTTGCCGGGTCAGGTTGAGGCCGTGTTTGGCGAGGGTCTGTCCAAAAGGTTCAACGGGCAGCTTTTTCTCGGCGTCCTTTGAGGTCATCGGTAACGCTTGCGCGCCTTGCTGCATGGACTTGGTAAGGCTCTCAGCCATGGCCAGTTGCTGTTGCTGCTGCTGTTGTTGTGCACGTTCTGCCCGTGTCTGCTTCACATCATCTTCACTGCGCAGCATATCCATGGGCACGCCCAGCCGTTCCGCTTTCAACCTGATGGCCTTGTCCCAGTCAATGTTATCCAGTACTTCCGGGTTAATCCCGGCAATCTGGCCTAACATGGCTTCCAGTCGTTCCATGGCCATTACGTCATTCATCTTTTCACTGCGCGCCAGCGGCCCAAGGTATTCAATCTCCATTTCGGCCTGACCTTCAATCACTATCGGCGGCGGCTCCGGTAACTTTCCTTCCCGGTACAGCACAAAGAAACAACGGTTAACCAGCGGATCAAGAAAGTCGGATTGAATGCGGCCCAGTGCTGGCCCCAGTAAACGCTGCATTAATTCCATGCGGGCGTTGATTTCCGTGGCGGTCATGCGGTCATTCTGCGGCAGTTCCATCTGGTCAACAAAGAATGCCTGCCGAATGGTGCGCACCAGTTCTTGGCGTTGCAGTTGGCTTACATCAAACTTGGCCGCAGAGACATACGGCTTGACGCCATCAATGTTCCTAACAACAGTCATGCCAGCCGGTTGTAAATCCAAGTCGCCCACCAGGCCGCGTTGTTGAACCAGTGTTGGAGGGTCTACCACTTTTTCGGCAGACTTCAGGATCAATTCCACTAACTGATTCAGGGTCAGGATATCGGACAGGACATTAATGGCAGGGCTATAACCAAACTTGGAACCGGATGTGCGGCCCCAGCGCAGGACATAGGCAGGCATCTCATAATAGCCAGACGGGGCAGGGGTTAACTCATGCGCATCTTTCAATAATATATAGCGTTCTTCGTAAGGGCGAGCATCCGGTTTCAGCGGCTTGCTGATATCGTTGTTCTTGTTTTCCGGGCGCAGGCGGATAGCATGGATCACCTCATAAGGCGTGTTAGCCGTCTCCGCGCCTTCGGCCTGTACCTTGACCGTATCCGGTATGGTGTCCGGCCACTTGTTCAGCAACTGCAAGGCCGTGTATTTCTTCATGCGATAGATGCCAATGGGCTGGCCATCAAAATCTTCCTCGAAATATATCTCGCGGGTCATGGCCGTGCGAAACATGAAGTCGCTATCTTGGGTCTCATGTAACAGGACTGCCGTGCCGTAACTGACTAAATCCAGATAGGCTTCGCTCACTTCCAGATTAAAGTTGCTGGTTTGCAGGGCATACCAGACGCGCGACTCGCATTCCTGCAACCATGCGGCGGCGGCATGATCGTCATTCATCTCATCCTGCTTGAACCGATAATTGAACCAGCGGCTGGATGGCATGGTCAGGTTGCCGTGGATACTGTTCGCTAAGGTCTGGGCGGCATTAACGGCAGTCGAATCAAACAACTCACGATGGCGCCAGTCAATGGCATTCTCATGGTCATATTCTTTCTCAAAGAATCGCCCACGTCCGGGCACAACGAAACGCGATATCAGCTCCATCACGTTATCCAGATTGCGCCGTTCACTTTCCAGCGAGCGAAAGCGGTTAACAATTTCCTGTGGCTGCATACTCATGTTGCACACTCCTTGTGCTAGGCAATTTACACTGCTTGCATAATCTGTTTACGCTTTAATGATGCAACCTTATAATGGAAATGATTGAATCGCTTAACAGATGTTTTAACTTCATAATGCTCATCTTTGTAATAAATAACGCCATCGCCATGCGAATACTGGTTGCGCTTATCGGTATCACCATAAGGCGTTAAGACAACATTATCAATAAGGCAGTTTTTGTACTTCAACTCATTTATGGCTAACAGAATATGATGTTTCATGTCACGATCATTAACTAACCGTTCACTCTTTTCACCCTTCTCATTCGGCCCATGATTCACGTTATATTGAAATTTATGCACTATATTGCTTGGCACATCTATTTCTGTATAAGGTATGCTTGCTTTGTATAACTCAGCCCATGGTACAATAAAGTTATACGAAGACGGCACACCTCCGCTATCGCACTGAAGCCAATCATCATATTCATGGTAACGACTGCCAACATAGCGCTGTAATGATGGCAGATGAATAATCACAATCTTTATAGAATTGCATATGGAATTGCTGTCATTATTTATTGCCTTTATCCAGATCAACCATGTCGCATCAATTCCAGATAAACCGCCTAGTTGTCCTTCAAGCATTCCACGATATTCATTAAACTTGTTATTGCGAAAAGCATCCCCTTTTGTCTTGTTGCTCGCATATGGATAAGCCCTGTATATTTCGTCAATGATATCCATAACACTTTCCTTGTGTTAATGCCGAATACTCCTGATTACCTTCGGCTTACGATAAAGTTCCGTCTCATTTGAGCCTGTCCATCCCACTGCCAGCATCCGAAAGGCATCTGCGCCATGGGATGCCCAGTTATGGGAAGGCGTATTCATGAAGCACTTGGTTTTCTCATTCCAAGCGCGCTCATACCCCATCAGCACTTCAATGCCATATTGCGCCAGTTCCTTATCAAAGGTACAGGTGGGCAGCAATTCCATCACTGCGGCAATGCCTTCATCGCGTGATAGCTTCGGTACTACTGTGAAGTCTAGTCCATGTTCCATGGCAATATCACGGCGCGTGTTGCCGGTATACATTTCCCGCACCTCGATATCATGCGGCGCAAGGTGTTCCAGATAGTGATAGGGCTTGTCCAGTACGAACCGGATGTGGTCAGTCAGGGGCAGGTTACGTTCTTCGTAGTACTCAATGATTCTGGGACTGCCGCCGATGTTCTGCGCAAACCAGATGCTGGTGGCATCACTGATGCCTAAGTCCCATGCGGTAATCACCGGATGGCGCGGGTCATGGGGGAAGTGGCCAATCTTGTCCTTGTTGCGCAGGGCTTCAACCAAGTCACCGTAGTAACTGCCCATCACACCGGCATCAAAACTGTTGTAGAACTCCTGCCTTACCATCTCTGGCGGCATACCGGCATCAACTTCGGCCTGTATGTCTTCTTGCGTGATAACCGGGGAGCCGTCTTCCCGTGTGCTTTGTTCAACATTAATGTTGGAATAAAACCAGTCCGTGTTGCCTTTCTCAACTTCCTGCTTCGCAATCTTGTACAGTTCATAGCCGTGGTTGTGACCACGCGGGGTATAAATGAATACGGCCCAGCCCCGATTTTCCACCAGAATTGGCCTAAAGTAATGCCATGCCTGCGGGTCTTGCAGGGAAAACTCCGAGAACACAATTCCCCTTGGATTAGTGCCCATCCATGAATCATACGCATCACTGCCCCCAAGCTGGATAGTGGAGCCGTTAATCAGCTCCACCAGCATTTCCGAGTTGTATTTCTTCCGAATGATTTCCTGCGGAATGTGGTCGATAAAGCGCATCCCGTCTGCACCGATACCGTGCCATATAATTTTGCGGGCTTGGGTCTGCTCCGGCAGCATGTACAGATAGTTGCCGGTTTCCTCCATGCCTTTGGCTGTCAACAAATTGATACTGGTCTTGTCCTTACCGGCACGCCGATGCCAGACCAACAGGAACCGCCTGGCGGCCTCCATGGACAGACCGAATTGCTGCGGAAAAGCGGCGTGCCATAGCGGCAACTGGTAATCGCGGGGAATGTACTTGTAGGGCAGGATGATGCTCTCGGCATCAACCTGACCGTCATCCAGTAGGGTGCTGTTCATCAGACCTGCATCCTTGCAAGAATTTAACGATTAGCCAGACAAGCAGCAACCAGATAACAATCCCTGACAGGATATAAATCATCCGTTGCCCTCGGCTTCAATCACCGGCTTCACTGTCTTGGGCGGAGTATCGAATTCAAGAATCACCTTGGGCGCTTTCTCGCGCTTGTTGTCCCTGTCCAGATTCTTAATGTTAACCAGCATCTGTAAGGCTTTCAGCTTGTCATGATTCTTGAGCGTATAGTTCACCCCATCCATGCCTTCGGTAATCATGTACTCCTTGATTGCAGCGCGGGCATGGGCGGGTATCTCGGTCAGGTTCTTGGGCACACCGTCCGGGTGAAAGGCATCCATCGGATCACTGAAAGCAATGGCCGCCAGTTCCGCCAGTATGCGTTCCTCGCGCACATCCAGCTTTTTGCGTAGCTGCATCCGGTAGAACTCAACCCGCTCAACCATGCGTTCCTGACTGGCCAGCTTCAATGCTTCCTTGCGCATGCTGGGCACAGTCGTTAACTCATGGTGGCCC